GTCCATACGTATCCACCAAGTCCGAATTCAAGGGTGACGAGGAAGGGTATGCCAAAACAGTTCATCAGGGACGCCTGGGTTATGGGTGGAAACTTGAAAGTGGCATCAAACCATACGTTGAAGTTGGTGGTGGTCTTTCCGCTGCTGATGGTGTAGAAGTCTTCGATGGTGATACCTTCACTGTTGCTGAAGTCGGTGCATCAATCCCCATTACTGAAAAACTTTCTGCAAAGGCAAAGTTTGAACACAAGTGGGGTGAGGATGAAGCCCGCGATTGGAAGTTTGAAGTCGGCACCAAGTACAAGTTCTGATAGGAAATAAATGAAACTCAAAGCACTCGCAGCAGTTATTGCTGCCACCCCTCTCATGGTTGCCTGTGGTTCTTCCACAGAGAAAGCAGAAACGTTTAAACTAAATGGAGCAGGTGCTACCTTCCCTGCCCCTCTATACAACTCCTGGTTCCAAGATATGGCTAAGGAGACGGGTAATCAAGTCAACTATCAAGCAGTTGGTAGTGGTTCTGGTGTCCGTCAATATACTGCTAAGACTGTTGACTTCGGTGCTAGTGATGGTGCTGTCAGTGATGCCAAACAGAAACTGCCCATGGTGCATGTCCCCATGACTGGTGGTGCGATTGTTCCTGCATACAACTATCCTGGTTGTGATGTCAAGATGACTCAGACACAACTTGCTGATGTCTTCCTTGGTAAGATTACTAACTGGTCTGCCTTCGGGTGTGATGATAAGAATATCGTCACTGTATGGAGGTCTGATGGCTCGGGCACCACCAAAGGTTTTACCAATTCTCTGTCCGCTTTCTCTCCTGAGTGGAAAGAAAAGGTTGGTACTGGTAAAGCAGTTCGATGGCCTGTTGGTGTTGGTGGTAAAGGTAACTCTGGTGTTGCTGCCACTATCAAGAACCAACCTGGTTCTATTGGTTATCTAAATTATGGTTATGTAAATGGTGGAAAGTTCCAACAGGTTGCCCTCCAGAACAAGGCAGGAAACTTCGTCAAAGCAGATGCTGAAACCTCTGCTGCAGGACTTAGCAAGATTGTACTTGACGATCAGCTTCGTGGGACTGACCCTAACCCTGCTGGTGATAATGCTTACCCGATTGTTTCATTGACTTGGATCCTTGCCTATCCAGAGTCTGCTCCTGGAGTCAAGGAAACCCTTCGTTATATGTTGAGTGAAAAGTCGCAGGCAAAGTCTGATGCTTTGGGATATGTACCTCTCCCAGAGGATCTTCGACAAAAGGCTCTTGCTGCTGTAGACTCTATCAACTAATAGTAGTATAATGGGGAACATTGTTCCCCTTTTTTTATGAAAAAGAAAGTACAAAAGATGTTAGAATGGTTCTATCAGGATTCTGATAGGGGTGAACAAAATATTTCCGAGTGTAAAAGTCTCTACGATCTTGTGGAGAAACTCCAATATCGACTTGAAGATATGGAAAATGAACACATGCAACTCATGGTTCGGATTGCCCATCTTGAAGGAAAGTTGGAGAATCATGAACATGACTTGCGATCTGACTAGGATCATATATAATAGTATCAGACCCACCTCTTTATAATGTCCGAGTTTCCAAAAGACTGGCGTTATGCCGATGACCGTATGCAGATGCGTGCTGCGGTCTTTCGTGCTTTAAGTCATCATCTAGAAGAACATTGCCGTTCTGTCTATGAATTTTGCCATGACTGGGTAAGTCAAGGTAATAATCATACCAACAACATTGAACACCATTTTCAGAATTATTTGAAGGAGACCAAACGTGAAACTGTCTACACCCTTGAAAAGTGCTTTGACCTCGATTATTCTAAGTACTACGCTCCTGAGCGGGACTAGTGTCTTAGCTAATGAAAAGATAAAAGGGTTTAAGACCTACGACTCGATGGGCTGTATGTTACTTCGCGAATGTACAGACGGTGTTTACGAAATCAAATCTAGCAGCGATCTACGGGCTTACTATCCTGATACTGATTTTAGTCGTATTAGTGTGGAGTTCGATAGAATCGTCAAGTCACTTAATAAGGTCGGAGTTGGTGTCTTTCTAGCCGACGAAAAGTGGTTCCCCATCGGACACCGAGGTGTTTATCACACGGTTTCTAATAGTTTCTTCCTCAATCGTGCTCATATGCATCGACCTCATGTTCTTATGAGTGTCACTCGCCATGAGGGTTGGCATGCCGCACAAGATTGTATGGCAGGCACTATTAAGAAT